GCGGCGGCGATCCCACCAGTAGCGGGTCGGGCGCCCGGCTTGCGACTTGGTTGGGATTTCTGCCCACCGTTCGTAGCCGTCGCGCTCCAATACAATGTCGGTGTTGTCGGTGCGGATGCTGGCGACGAGGACGTCAGAGATGGAGCCGCTGAAAGAAAGCGAAGAAACCGAAGTGCCAATAGGCACCACAGTCGTTTCGATCTTGTGGAGCAGGACGTTCTTGTTTTGGAGGTCCGTGAGGATGTAGTCGAGGCCGCGCCGTGCGCTGGTCAGTTCGTCAGCAAGGACAGGGCCGCCACCGACCATGCCGACCGCATCTTGCAGAATGTCGTCGAAGGCCGGATCGAAAGAGGAGGTGCCGCTAGTTGCCAAGATACCCTCCTGCGGAAGCGGCAGGCCCTACCGAAGCAGAACCTGCCATACTCCGTTAGATAATCTGAACGTGAACGATGACCGAACCGGCAGTCACCGCAGAAGTGTCGATGGACACAAGCGCCTGGATCGTAGTATCCACAGCAAACGGAATAGCGTTGACCGAAAGCATGGCGGCGGTCGGCGCGTAGCTCTGGCGCCGGGCAGTATTGACAGTCACGCCCGACTTGATGCGCGTCGGAGCGGCAGCCGTACCAATGTTGAAGTTGGTCGTGGTGTTGTCGTAGCCGGTCGTGATGTCGAGGGTAGCCTCGTAAACGCGAGAGCCCTCGGGAGCCACGAACAGCGGAATGGTAGTCACGCCCGCAGCCGTGCCCGTCTGGCCGATACCGACCACAACGGAGAAGCGACCCGAGACGCGCGCCTCGCGCATAGAAACGACGTCAGGGCCAAGCGGCTCATGGTTGCGGATATTGAGTGGATAGCTAAAGGTGGTCATCTGATTCTCCTTGATGATGGAGGAAAGGGGGAAAAGGCTTTAAGTCGTCACTAGTTCTTTAGGGAGGCGCTTGGACTTTGAGTTACCGCCGTCTAGAAAAGTTCCGGGAAGTTCTACAAACTTAGAAAGTACCGGAACATAAACCAGAAACACATCACATGCTGTTTTAATAACATCCGATGTATTAGCGGCAGCACCGCTTGCTTTCGATATAGCCCAACTATTGGGTTGATTTTTGTCTTTGAGACCGGCCACTTTAACGTTTACGCGAATAAACTGACCGTCTTTTTCAGCGACAAAATCATATCCGTCATTACGCACGAGCGGAGCAAGAACTCTATAACCCCGCTCGGCGTAATAAGCGTATCCCAGTAGTTCGGCTACACGCCAGTCCATGACTAGGGATTGACTTTTGGCCGAAGCCCCCAATCCATTAGGTGGAACCAGAAGAGCCGTACCACTGACGCCAATCGGACCAGCCGAAGCTATACCGCTCACGCGCCTTGTAGCGCATGTTGCCCGTCAGGAAGTCCACATCGTCCTTCGTAGCGAGCGTGGCACGCACGAACATCTTGGTGCCGTTCGGAACGTCCGTGCGGATATACCAAGCGTTCGGGTCGGTGAACCGATGGTTGACAGTGTAGCCCTTGGAGAACAGGCCCATGTCCTTCAGCGCGTTCGTGTCGTTGTCAGCCGTCCCGACGCGGAGGTCCGAGAACAGGATGCGGTGAGCAACGAACTGAAGCTGCGGAGGAATGTGCAGGCTCACGGCGCGGGCGCCGATCAGCAGGCCACGGTCGTCCTTGGTCAGCGAGATGTTGATCAGGGCCGCCTCAAGCGCCGTCTCGGAAAGGTCCGAGCTAGCGCGGTTGGACTGCGTACCAGCAGCAAGCGTGGGGTGGCTGGCCGAGAACAGCGGCTGACCGTCACCACCCGCGTAGAGCGAGCTAGTGGAGAAGCCGTTGTTATAGACGTTCGCCGCCTTGACCTGCTTGGCATTCGCCATCGCACGGCCCATCGCGTTCGCCTTCATCTTACCCGTGGTGCCATAGAGGTTATCCTCGATAGCTTCCTCGGTGATGGCAAACGCCATAGCCACAGTTTCGTGGGTGTACCGACTGGTCCAGGCTTCCGACGCGGTGTCAAAGAACACCTGATCGCCTTCCGTCTTGACCGGGGCCGTACCAAAGCCCGTCATCAGCACTTCTTCTTCGAACGAGCGATCCGACTTCTCAGTGTCGAAAAGGGGCGCGTGTTCGTTGTCAATGCTCTTGTAAGCAGTGCCGAAGATAGCGTTGAGGCCGGGGACAAGCTGCTTCGCGAATTGAGCGCGAGTCAAAATAGCCATTTTCTATATCCCCCTATTAAGCCGCAGAAACCTGCTGCATGATCGGGCCATTCAGCTTCACGACCACAATCGGGAACGGATCGCCCCAGTTGTTGTCGGGAATGTTGGCCAGACCCACAAGCTTCAGCGCAGTGCCAACCGCAGACGTCCGAGTCGAAGCATCCAGCGTATAGCGAGAAGTGCCATACACCGTATTGACATCGCCGCCGGAAGCCGTCACATCGAAGTTCAGGCCCAGGTCGGCCACCGTCACCGAAGCATCAGCCTGGATCAGGAACAGCGCGAACGGGTTGTCGATGATGTAGGCGGTCGGACGATCCGAACCGTCATACAGGCCAGCCGAAGACGTATCAGCCGGAATGGCGTTGCGGAGCTGCGGCCCCACAGCGGCATCCACCCAAGCGAAGCCATTGGCTACGCCGAGCAGCGGGCCACCGCCCGTACCAGCCGAAGTAATAACGCCACCCGACAGCTTGACCGGAGAACCCTTGGCGAGGTCCGGGCAGTTAGCGCCGTTGGGAAGCGGATAAGCGCGGACCTCGTTGCCATGCGAGCCAAAGGCGGCAATGGCGCGAAGTCCGAAGGGTGCGAAAGAAACGGGCACCTTCTATCCTCCTTCTATGTGTTATCCAAACGAGGGACGTCGCCCCCTGGAATGTCGTTTAGAACCTTCATTGGCAAATCGCTGCGACCGGCCCGCACTATCCTCGTAGCTCACCGTCTTCATATCGAAAGCCTGCTCCGCTTGAATGGCCCTATCTTCGGACCACTTTTGGATGGCTTCCGCCTTACGTCGAGGCAGCTTTGCGAGGACAAGGTCGCCATTGATGGCAGCACCCGCCAACGCAGAAATCTTACTTTCGAGTCCAGGGAAAACGTAACCCGCCGGGACTTCCTCCAGCGGCACGAATGCCCAACCTTCTCGCATGCGCTGCGAAATATTGTTGAAGTCGTCCTGATCCCCATTTCGGAAGCGGACCCAGCGATAAGCGTACTGGTCCACATCGGGCATGGGAGGGATTTCTAGCGCATTAGGTGGATTATACTCCATGTCAAGGGAATTTTCAAGTGGCTCGTCGAGCGAGTTATCAGTAGTTGCACGCTTGCCGCGCATTACAGAATCTCCGTATATTGGCTGGTAGTTTGCTGGGCACGTTCAGCGCGGGCCTTCTCTCGCGCATAGTCTTCAACGCTGATGCCAAGGTGGTTAGCCATCTCACGATCCGACTGGGTAATCGTCACACGCACCTTGCCGGGTGTGGCAGCAGGAGCGCCCCGATTCTGAATGGTCGGGTTGGCAGTCTGTCGGGGCGCCGTTCGACCGCCCAGCTTGGCCGGGAACTCGGTCTTCAGGCGCTTGTCGAGTTCGTCGAAGTAGTCAGGATCGTCAGGCTGATAACCGTCAGCGACCATCTGGCGATCAATGACCTGGGCGCCCGCCGTCATCACCGGGTCTTTGTTGAACCAAGTCTTGTTGCGCTCATACCACTCGACTGCCATAGGCGAGGGTGCGCGGCGCTTCGGTTCAGCGGGAGTCTGCCGCGTCTGCTGCGGGGTGTCCGACCCAGATTGCTGAGTCGGCTTCGTAGGGATCGAGCGTCGGTCCCTTTCGATCTGCTGCTTCTCCGCGACCAGACCAGCCATCTTCTGCTGGACTTCGAAAATCTTTTCGCGGTCGCCCGAATCAAAGGCCTGATCGAAGTCCCGGCGCAGGGCCTGCATCGAAGCATCGAGGCTCTTGGCGTAGAGGTCGAAGCCGATAGCGGCGCCGTCGTTGGCGTCCTGTTCGAACTTCTTAGCCCGCTCTTCAGCCTGAGAAAGACGGTCTTGCGCTTCGGCCAGTTGTCGGGCATATGCGTCCCGCTGGGCCTTGAGACGCTGGCTGCGCGTAAGCTTCTTGCGTTCGCTGGGCGCAGCATCTACAGTGTCATCATCGTCATCGTCGGACTCGGGCTCCTGAGCAGCAGCCTTCTGAGGAGTCGTTGTCTCTTGGACAATCTCGACGTTATCGGGTTCGAGGCCCTCATGGACGATCTCGATGTCGGCGGCTGCCTCCTTGGCGGTGCCTCCGAGATTGTCGAGGTCTAGTTCTTTGAAGCCACTATCAGACATGGTAGGTTATTCCTTGAAGTTGGCGTCGAGGTATTCAGGCTTATCGACCACCAGTTCGATGGACGAAGCCTTGACCAGCAGAAGCTTGACGCCCTTCCACCAAATCTTCTGGCCTGCGAATTTCGCATACACGATGTAGTCGCCGGGCTTGACCCACGGTCCCTTCCGGTATATGTCTTCGTCAACGAACGCGAGTTCGCCCAGAGCAAGGACGCGGCCCACGGTGTTAAGATATTCGCGGTCTTCGCGGAACGTGTCAGGAAGCAGGATTCCGCCCGCAGACTTGCGCCGAATCGGCACCGGTCGGACAAGAATCCCCACGCCGGGAATCCTGGGCAGCGGGGTCGGGTCAGGAATTTCGTCCTGCGTCACCCACTGGTCGTTGGTAAGCGCCCCATCGAGAGGCGTGCGAGCGGTAATCATTAGTCCCTTTCTTCCATTGGAGTTTGTTCGAACAACTCTTTAAGGATAGTGATGGCCGTATTCAGGCCGTGAATGGTGCCGCAAGTCTTCGCATATTCGTCGTAAGACTTGGCGGCACCCCTCGACAGAGAGTCCTTCTCCCTGTCGATTCTCTTCTGTACCTCTGCTACATACTCAGATAGAAGTCTCATTGGCCTGCGAGGTTAGCCCTCTCTGCAAGTTTAGTAGCTTGAAGATCGGCTAGTTTCGCCGAACTATCAAGTATTTTTCCAGATGCTGCAATCTGGTTCTTCTTGTTCTTGTCTTCTGCGTCCAGCAGCATCGAGGCTTCCTTCAGGTCCAGTTCGCGATTCTTCAGCGCGATCTTCGCCGCTTCGCGAACATCCTGCGACTGGATGCGAGACGCCGAAAGCTGAAGCTCCTGCTGGTTCAGTTGGACCATCTGCTGCTCCACAGACGGACCTTGCTCGCCGCCCATGCCCGAGGCCGCCGACTGCATGACCAACTGCGTGGCAATTTGCGCCTGCACATTCTCATCTTGCAGCGGCATGCCCATCTGCTGGGCCAGCATCATTGCCTGAGCCACGAACATCAGGGTCTTATGCTCCGAGATATTCGCCATCAGCACTTGCATGCCCACGGCAATAGTCGGATCATTGGTGCCCTGCATCTGCGGCGCCTTCATGAACGCCTCCTTAACGGCGATGTGCGCCATGTGGTTCTGGCCCAGTTGCGCCTTGATAGGCTTGCCCGACATAGCCACTTGGATTTCGGTGAGCGGGTCGGCACTGACGGCCTTAGCCTCCGGGTCAATCAGAAGCTTGTCGATGCCTTCGGTGCCCATCGCAAAGTAGAAGCGCCGCAGAGCCTCGCGCATATCGTGGAGTTGGGGGAAGCGGGCCGCCATCTCCAGTTCGACCTGGGCCTTCGCCACCCGCTGCGAATCTGTAAGCGCGTTGGGGTCGGAGGCCGGTAGCACATCGACGACGCCCGGATCGAAGTCGGTGCGCTGCACATACTGGTTCTCAGAGTTGACAACGAAGTTGACAACATCGGGCAGGTTCTCGTAATTCAGTTCCCCAATCAGCTTGAGGAACTCGCCTTGGCTCTGGTGCAGCCGCTTGTGGATCGACGAGTAGAACCGCTGCGACGTCTCCAGCAGGGCCAGCGTCGTAGCCACCGGGCCATAGTTGCTGGACTGGGCCACCACTTCATCGGCAGCGTCAGCGAACTTCTGCCCGCTATCCACCATGAACTTCAGCAGGCCGAAGAGGGTCTGCGAGGGTTCCTTGGCCGGAAGGGGGAAGAAAGCGTTCTTCAGTTCTTCGGGCGCCAAGTTGACGTCACGCCACTCACCGAAGCCGAGCGGGGTGTCGGAGTCGGAGAACTTGGCATCTTGGGATTTGAAGCCCGCCTGCCAGTTAGCGTACTGGCCGGAATCGACGAGGGCGCGCAGGGCGACGGTGGAGGCGGCAGCCAGATCACCAATCAGGTGGACGTAGCCGAGCGACCAGAAGCCGAACGCCGGGATGCAATGATCGACGGTGTACCACAGGCGCTTGGTCATGGTCGTGTCGTCTTCACGCCAGTTGCGCTTGATCGAATAGACCTTACCGGACTTCACATTGAAGTGGACGATGTAAGGTGCCATGCCGCCTTCAGGCAGCAGGGGATCGGCGCCGTCGAGATCGAGGTAGCAATGAGACTCACCGACCGTATAGCCCTTGCGCTCCATCGAAAGGTCGAAGCCTTGGGCCTGGGCAATCGCCTCAGTGATTTCGTTTGCCTCTAGAGTTTCTTCCGCATCGTTGTCGTCAGGCTGGATGAAGGTGCCGCTTTCGGTGAGGTTCCGCATCTTGCGCGGCGACAACTCCATCACCTCGATGTATTCGTCGGCATCCTTCAGATGGGTGGCCGCCGGGTCGATGTAGAAGTTCTCGGCATAAACGACCGTAGGTTCGGGCGTTCCCGTCAAGGAGTTCCAGCCAGCCTTGCGGATGCCAACGCCCATGAAGCCAACGCGGAACAGGTTGCGCTCCAGATCGGAGTAGAAGCCCGCGACCTGATCGACAAGTTGGTGGTTCATGTAGGCGCGGACGCGGGCAGCCGCCTGTTCACGGGCCGGGTCGGTGTAGCCGAGGATGCGCGTGCGAACGGGGCCACGGGCAGGCCAAAGCTCCTGAATGGCCTTGGCTTGGAACTTGACGACGTTCTCGATCAGCAGAGGATGAACGGCGGTGCAGGCACCCTCGACTTCGGTGTTGCCCTCGCCGTCCGTATTGAGGCCCAGCCACCGGATGCCCTTCTTGATCTTCTCTTCCCACTGTTGACGGGAGTTCTTGAAGGTCGTATGGGTGTCCTGCCGGTCGGAGCCGATCTCATCGACGACATCGCTGTCCAGCATGGGAACGAGGTTGGCCCCGAACGACATGTCCACTTCGATGACTTCCTCATCAGGAATGATCAGAAGGGTTTCCTCCGAGAACTCAAATTCGATCTCGGGCTCTTCGTCGTCGTCGGGAAGCATCGGATTATCGGACATGGCTTACTTGGCTCCAATAGCTACGGAATGGGCGCCGCTTCGCCAGAGGGTCTGGGCGGCTAACAGTTTCTTGCGTCAACTCGTAGCGACGGCGCAAGTAGAGAAGGGCCATCACCATTGCATCGACGGAATCGTCATGGGCGCCCTTGGGAAACTCAAGCGCCTCTTGCAGGACTTCCGCCGCATACTTCTTCTTCATGGGCATCCAAACCCGCTGACGCTCAATGATGCCGGTTACAGCATGAGCGCGTGTCACCTTATCACGGTCAGGCTGGAAAGGCAATACCGGCAGCTTGTTTAGCTTGAGGTCTTGGATCAACGACTGACCCGAAGCCTTGTTCTCAATTACCATTTTGTCGGGCCTGAAAGCATCGTATTGCTCTTTGGCAATCTTACGGAGTTGGGGGAAGGTCCACCGCCCTCGCACCTGATTGAGCAGGATAGCGTTGGGCTCATCGTATTCGTGGCCCTTGTCATCCGTGTAGGTTAGGTGGAAGATGCCCCAGGTCTGGATGACCGAGTAGTCAGCGGTGGCCTTAGTGGAGAAGGCCGTATCCAATGTCTGGATGATTTCGTCGCATTCGGGAGGATCGTCTTCTTCCCAATCTTGGAAGTCATCCTTGTTAAAGATGTTGCCGTCATCGCCCACCGGGGTCTGCATGTAGAGGGCGCTCCAGTCAGAGCGCGACAGCGTCTCGCGGGTAGCTGACAGGTCGTCTAGTGTGATGTATTCAGGCCAGTAGGAACCGCCTTCCGGTAGCATGAGATATTCGGAGGCAGTCGCATCGAGGATGGCCGGAATAGAGATGACTTCCCACTGATCGACGCGGGCGTTCCTAGCCGCCTTGTCGAGGTTGTAGCCGGAAAGGTCACGGACATGCCATCGCGTATTGACCAGAATGATGCGCGAGTCGGGCAACTTACGGGAGCGGAAGCCGGGGCCATACCAGTTGTTGACCCGCTCGCGCTCGGTGTCGGACTTGGCGGTCTGCTCCGACAGGGGGTCATCGAGGATGCCCAGATTGAAGCGGTAGCCAGCGATGGACTTACCCGCGCCTGCGGGGAGGAAGGATGCACCCGAGGTCAGCTTCCAGCCGGTGACGCCTGACATGTCATCGCGGATACGGACGCTCGGAAAGATTTCCAAATACTCGGACGAGCGAATAAGATCGCGGATGCGGCCCGAACACTCGACTGCCTTGTCGGTGGTGTGGGAAATCCACATGACGCGCCACGTTGGGTTGCGCCCTAAGCACCACCCAACAAAGAGCATCAGGAGAACTGACTTCATGGAGCCGGGAGGCAGCGCCAGCATGAGACGGGGAATCGAACCCTCATCTACGTCTTCTAGAGTGGCGGCAATAGACTCGATATGCTTGCCGTCCCGGTAGTCATTACCGTCAAGCATAAGGTGAGCGAGCAGTTTGACGAAAACGTAAAAGGTATCCTGCGCCTCCAATATCGCCTTTTGATGGAGGGCATCGACCAGTTCGGCCTTTGCAGCAAGAAGCTTTTCGTCAGTTGATGCGGAGTTTGCGTTCAATATCCGGCTCTGCTTCACGCAGGATCGCGGTCAGTTCGCTGATGCGCGTATCCAGTTCTTCCTTGGAATGGACAGTCCGGTGGACGATTTCCTTCTTATCCACAAACATGCCCAGGTACTTGGCGAGGTTCTCCATCGCGCGGTTAGCGTTAGTGAAGTCACCCGACGCCATAGCCTGCGTAGCAATATCGTTGAACCACTTGACAACGTCTTCGATGTTGATCTTCATGCGGGCCTTCTCCTCAATCTCAAGGGCGCTAATGAGTTCATGGAACTCAGGAATCGCTAACATCTTATTCGCCATTGCCAGCAAAACCACATAATTCTTACTGTCGTAGCCTGCCAGCTTCATGGCCCCGCACTTATTGGTACGGCCATTCAAAGCGTATTGCCGGGCAAACTCGATCTGCTTCGGCGTCAGCTTCTTGATCTTATTGATCTTATCCCACTTGACCTGCCATGTTTCGCGCAGATGGTCGCGCAGATTGCGGATCGCGTCCACGTTTTCCTTGGTGACGACGCGCGGCGGCTTATGAATGTTCATGCGCCGCAGTTCCGCCCGATACTTGGTCTGGCGGTCCCGCTGCGACGTCCTGTTCTTGCGCTTGCGCTTAGGCTTCTCCCCCGTCTCCAGGGGAGCTACCTCTACGTCAGAAGGCTTAGTGGGATCATCTGTCATGGTTGCGGCTGGTCATCCTCATCAACACGAACAATCGACACACGCGACCGGCCCTTCTGATCAAGCGAAGTGGCCCGCCCCGCATTGTAGAACCGAATACCCTGACGCTCCAGCGCCGGTCTAATCCGCTTGAGTTCCGCCGCAAAACTATGCGAAGTCTGCGGCAGCTTTTCGCGCGGACCAATGTTCAGTTCCAGTTGCCCAATCAAATCCGAGTAAGTCCCAGAGAACTCCTTCTGCTTTTCCAGCATCCGCAGAATAGCCGAAGCCATCCCGTGGAACTCTAGCATCTGGCTTTCCGCCGCCGAACGGTTCCGCTTATAGACCTCCATAAGCCGACCTTCCTGCCAACCAAAAGCCTTCTCGGCTGCAACCGCCCACACCGCAAATGCAGACATGCGCGGTTTCTCAGCCAGCACTACATTACCATAATTTTGCGTAGCAATCAATGCCGCGTTCATCAGCGACCCTAGCAGCCGGGCATGCCGAGCATGAAACGCCTCCCAAAACTCGTAGTCGTCGCGGCGCTTACGGGGATCAATACGCGGCAAATGCACATGAATCGAGCGGTCCACAAGGTCGCCCCGCTCAACAACATCAGGAATACCGTTCATGGCGACGGGGCGGCACACACGGACAGCGGATTCCTCCGCATTAGTATAGAGTGCGCGCCCGCCCTGTGCGCCCGTGCCCGTGCTAATAACGCACAGCGCATCCGACATCTTGTTGGAAATGAAGGACACGTTGTCGAAGGCGAGGACAAAGGAGTTGCGAACCATCGCCTGCAAATCACGCTGATCCTCTGGCGGCGTCCGCATATCGAGGGCATGCGGGTCAATGATGCGACGCAACAGCCGCAGCACCGTAGATTTACCAGAGCCCTGCTCGCCCGAAATCGTGAGGACCGGATAGGGGCCTTCCGGTCGCAGGCAGCCCAGCAGCCACGCCGTCAGCAGCATAAGGCTATCCTCATCCGCTTCGATGAAGTCCTTCAGCAGGACGGGGAACTCGGAGGCGGGCGCCGTAAGATCAGGATCAACCAGCGGCAACATGCCAGCGCCGCGCAGCATGCGGATGTGCGTAGGGCCGCCCGGCACCTTGTTGATGCCCGACGGTGTGATGCACCACGCATCGTTGGCATCGTTGGCAATGTCGATATAGAGTTCACCGACCTTGCCGCCAATGCGAATGAAGTCCTTGACCTTCTTGCCCTGAGCCCGCGTCCAATGCGAGAAGTAAGTCTGCGCCGAATTGAGGAGGTCGCCGCCCGGCACAATGCCAACTTGATCAATGCAGAAAGAAGTGAACCAGCCCCGGAAGTCACAGTGGCCGCCGGGCGTGACCGTCATGGTGCGCCGCACGCCCGCCTCCGTATAGTCGAGGAACAGGCGGCCATCTTCGGTCGTCCACGGAGAAAGCTGCTGCTTCGCGTCATTGATAAGCTGGACGCGGTTGATCTTGTCGCTCATGGCTACTCCTTCGCTAGGAGGCCATCCTATCGCAGGTGAGTGAGGGTTGCAACATAGATTCTCACCTTCCTCACCTTACGTCTCGATCAAGCCGAGCCCCTTGAAAACGGGATTGGTGTAGGAGATGGCGGCGCCGAGCCCCAAACATGTATCCACCCGTTAACAGGGTTTTCATTTCTCCGCCTAACTGGTTAAGAGGCGCGCCACGCCACTACACCATCACTTCTAAAGAAAAGGGCGCCGACAGAAATGCCCCCAGCAATTGCCGCCGTCACATCGGCGTAGCTAATAGAGGGCTGTGAAATGGCGGCCATGCGTACAATCACCGCTTCGGGTGCCGTAATCGCAAGGCCGGTGCCAGCCGTAACCGTCACATCAACTGTTATGGACGTACTAACAATTGCCTGAATTTCAAGCGGGCCTGTCGTCCCCGCATAAATAAGGTCGCCCACATCAAAATCCGTCGTGCTACTAAGCAGCAAAGAGGTGTTGCCATATGCCTCGGCTGATACACTAACAGGAGCGGGTGTGGTAGAAGTGCGCCCCTCTACCGTACAGCGCCATACAAGCCCTGTATTGTCCGTCCATTGTTCGCCAAGGCGGCGAGTGCGCGGGTCGAAGGTGGATACAGACGGCGGCACGATGGTGCTTCCATGCTCTGTAATCTCAAAATTAACAGCACGCGGATCATTGCGCCCGGCTGTTTCAAACTGAAGTGTGGCACCGCGCCCGTTAGAGCCTTTGGTGCGCGCCACCACACTCCCTCGTATCAAATCAGAAAGACCGCCCGACCCGTCACCATTCACAAAATCAAGGCGTCCCAGCACGGCGTTGTACGCTACCGTGGTAGATGGCTGCCCTAGTACCTGACGTTGGATACCGGCGGGCAACGTATCTGAATTGATACGCACAACACCTGACGTTAGCAACGCAGGCAGCCCGTTGTAATAGAGGTCGCCCGAAAGCCCCGCTACGCGGCCAGAACTGCGACCTAGCGTAATAGGAGCAAATACAGAATCATCGCGCGTCTGCGTCTGAAAGCAGTGTATCACACCCAAATTGATGCCGCTCGATGCAAGGTCGGGATCGACTGAAGCTTGGTAAATAGCAAGGTGCGCGGACTTGAGTTCGTTTAGAACAGCAACACCGCCTGCCACCTTCTTGCATTGATCTAGGTAAATACCATAATTCATGTAGTCAATAATGCCATCACCACCTGACGCATCTACTACAATAGATTGCCATGTAACTGCTTCTGAACTAGCCACATAAACGCCGCGCCCGGAAGCCTCATAGTCCGCTCTGAAAAAACAGTCGCGCACCAAAATAGAGCCGAGCGCCACCCGTTTACAGGCGCTTATTTCTACCCCTTGATAGCACCTATCAAACAACAGGTTGTCTAGAATGATGTCGCCCGCAGGCAACGCATCCTCATGGTAAGCGCGTAATGAATATCTACTGCACCCCCGAAACTGCACATCTGTTACGCTCAATCGCCTCATTGCCGGATGCGAGGGGAAAGCCCTTACTTGGTGCTCTACACCAAAGTCAAGACCGTCCCCATACGCGGTGCCAATATCACCCGAAATGCGCCCTCCCGCCATTTCAATATCGACGCCGCCCACATTCATGGAACTACCGCCCGTATTGTCCACGCGAAAATTAGAGATGCGCGCAATCTGAGTTTCAGGCCCAAACACATTAAGCGCGGTTGAAAGCCCATGAGAACCGCGCGCTTCCTGTTCAGCCACCACCCCATCAAAATAAAAGCCGCTTACATTGACGCGCTCGCAATTTGCAAAATAGATACCTTCGCGCGCAGCCACATGATCAAGCGTAATGTCGCGAACATCCAATTGCGAAGCCCTATGAATACAAAGGCCACCCGTTCGGCGGCTTCTAAAAGCATCCGGGTCTTCGGGCCACTCCGTGTTGTCACGATGGCCGTAAAAACCCCTAACCCTAACACGCTCCAAGCGGACATACGGTACTTCGTCAGTCTCTACCATAGTGCAAACTTTACGGGCCTCTACGTCACCTGTAGGGCTGGTAAGCGTTAATGCGCGCATACCACTTTCCACGGTCGGCACCGCAATAACGCCCCCATCTAGAGTGAGGTCTGTCATTTCAAAGCCCACGCCGCCAACCAATCGCAGGATAGGATTAGAAACAAGCGCCACCAACTGGGGACTGCGTGCAGCCACCTTAGCCTTCAAAATAGTAAGATTTTCGCCCGCGCCCCTAATACGCAGCATCTTGGCGGCATTGCGGATTGACGGTACATCGACCTGATCGGTCGCGCTGATGGTGCCTGGTGCATTAGCAATGTAAATAGTGCCTGCTGGCAAAACACCTACTACATCATTCGAAATACAATAAGCTATAAACTCGGCCCAAACCGCCGAGTTGTCAGTAACACCATCCGTCACAAACGGAAAACCGGTGGCTATCGCCATTGACTCTTCAATGGCTGGACTCAGTAGTTTTGATACTGGCACCTTATAAGTAGTAAACGTGCCGTCGCGCATAGCCGCGATAGGCAGCACATCGGCCACCGATGCCTCGCTAAGAAGCGGCAATTGGGAAATACGGACTGCACCAGCCATTCAATTTTTCTCCATGTAGGAAGGGATGTCAATCAAATAGACAGCGCCCTGAAAATAGATCCGCCTGTTAACGGGATTCTAGGGTAGCGACGCGCGCCTTGAGAGCCTCGACTTCAGACTGGAGTTCCTGAAGCGCTTTGGTCAGCACCGGGATAAGCGCCTGATAAGACACGCTCAGATACTCGGCACCCTGCTTAACAATACCATCGAGGCACGGCTCGCCTGCCAACGCCGCCCGCAAATCTTGCGCGATGAAGCCGGGCTGAATGTCGTTATCGCTCGACCAATCCGCCTTATAGCTAAACTGGACAGGCTTCAACTTGGCGACTGCCGCAAGGCCCACATTCAGCGGGGCGACATTTTCCTTAATGCGGGCATCCGAACCATTGACATACGCACCGGCGGCCCACACACCAGTCCCATTTACTTGCAGATTATAATCACCCTGGTCGGAAGCAGAAGCGATAATAACTTCGCCCGCGCTTGTAATCCGCATCCGCTCCAATGGAGAACTGACGCTATTGGGCGCTGTGCTAAACACGATCCGGCCCGGCATAATGCCCGAACCAGCAGGCACCCCATCGACTTCCGCTTGGATGCGAGCCGAGCTAATGAAGGCCGTACCATCCGCGCCCGCGAAGTTGATAGCGCCCATAAGGTCACCGGTTGCCAGCGTCGTAAACGTGCCGATGGCGCCGCTCTTCGCATGGTTCAGCGTAAGCGTGCCGCCGCTGCTGGAGACGTTCCGCCAACTGTTAATGGCAAGCGTATTGCCAGCTAGGCCCGTGTCGTTGATCTGGGTCTTGGGCGTGGTGCCGAACGAATCATAGAACGCCGTTCCGCCAAAGTTGACACCACCGGTCGCATCAATTAGGAAGGGCGTGGCATCCGGGTTCGTGGAGTCTTCAACAACAAATGCGTTACCGGCGCCCGTCTGCGTAATCCGAATGGCGTCCGTAGTCGAGTTAGCAACCACATTGAGGTGCGCGCCCGGCGTCGTAGTGCCGATGCCCACGTTACCTGTGGAGGCAATCCGCATAATCTCAGCGCCGCCTTCCGCAAAAGCCACCGTATCGGCAGCCGGGAAGAAGATACCTGTATTGGGATCGCCCGTAGGCGAAATGGCAGGCGTGGCCGCCGACCCGGCAGCCGCCGTAATCGTATTGGTGGCGACAGTTCGCACATACGATGCAAGTTGGGCCGCCGTTACCCGGCGTGAAGTCCCGCTCTGAGCGGCCTCGAACAGGTCTGTGGCGTTAGCCTGTGAGGCCGCGCCAAGCTGCGAAATCTTATAAAATGGCATTAGATGCGCCTCCGACTAGCGGACAAGTATAGCATACATTGTGAGCGCAATCAAGGCGCTGAAGACGTAGGGCAGCCGCCCCCTGCTGGACAGCTTACTCATCTTCTGTAACCTCTTCCTTGTCCATGAACACAATGTCGAAGGCCGTATCGACCATCCCCTTGATCAGCGAATGCGAGAAGGGCACACTCGTCATGCCCACCGAATCTTCGGCCTCCCATACAAAAAGGATTGCGCGGGGCGATTTGCTCAAAATCTTTGAGACAACCTCCAAAACCTTTCTATCTAGGTCAGTTGTCTCCGAAAACTCTTCCATAGCAGCCTCACGGTTAGGCCACACGGCTGCTACCTAC